TAACGCCGCCGACATTTAGGGTTCCTGTGGGCGTTATACCAAGATCAGCAACCGCCGCAGGATAGACTTGCAGGATGTTTACGTTCGTCGCCGTTGCCGATGTGGTTAACATCTCGGCTCGATATACGCCGCTCGCGCCGAATGGCCCGACGTTGGAGTTAAGCGTGCCGGTAGTCATCGTGACCGTGGGAACGCCTCCAGACCACGTAATGGCGGCTAGCAGCCTATCGGCGGGCGCGTCCGTATCACGTAGCCTAATCATAGACGATGCGCTGGTTCCCTCTTTGTAGAATAGGGATACAGTCTTAACCGCGTTTCCGGTCAGCGTTGCCGTCTGCTGGTAGCCCTCAAGGACTGTTGCGCTGTCATCCCCCAACAGGTCAAGCACAACCGTTCCGCAAGTAACTGCCGTGGAGGTTCTAGTCGGCGTGCCAATCGCAGTCCACGTAGTTCCGAAATTCTCGGATTGCAAAATAACATTGGTTGCCGCCAACTCAGAGAAGAATCCCTGATACTCAAGCGTCACGGGGTCGTAGCGTGAGCGCGGCACACCGCTCGCAACGTCCACGATCAGGCCGGTTGAGCCAACGGTTGATGCCACCGTAGCGCGGGTGAACGTCGGAGCGCCCGACAGGAATCCCGTCAAATCGACTTCGCCTGCACCCAAATCAGAGAAGGCAACCCCCATCAGGATGCCGCCATAGAGAGCGCCCGATTGGTTGACCAGCGCGAAGCCTATCAACGGATGGTATATCTCCTTCATCGGCGCAACGTAGGAGTTAGTTACCCACACCGCGCCGTCTGTCCTCGTCGCTACGCCGAAAGAATACAGTTTCGTTGTTGGCTCGGTTTCTGTGGCGTAGATGCAATCGTTCGCATCCAGCGCGAATCCGCTGCGGAACTTGGCAGTTGACGGTAGCGCGGCGGGTGCCGACGCAATCACCAAGTCAGATGTATTGGATACCCTGCGGCCCAACTTGACGGACGAGTTGACCAACACGCCATCATCTACCGTAATCAACGATAGCGCGTGATTTACGTCAGTTCGCTCTATGCCGTATTCGATAGCCATTACCAACTCGCCTCTGCCGTTACGATTGTCGGCGTCCACACCGAACTTGTGCCGCCGTTAACCGAAACGCCGATGTATTGACCGACAAACGCGGTCATATCAATAGCCGCGCTTGTCCCTTGAACGTGTCCGGTCGAATTGTTGGCAAACCCCGTCCCGCTTACCGTGGTGCTGGCAGCGGTGCCGGTATGAGTCCACCACGCGCTGCCCGCAAGAATCCCTGACGCACCGGCTACGCGCACCACGACCATGATATTGAGCGTTCCTATATCAGCGATAGCGGTCTGCGCTGGCCCGGTAAGCGTTAGACACGCCGTGTCGGTTACAGCCTTACCCGTTCCAACCCTCACGACGTAGATAGGGGTTGCGGTGCTGGCCCCCGTTTTTGATGCGCTCATTGTCCAAAAGAATCTGGCTTTAGTCTGCATCCCGCACGATGGAATTATCATGTCGGAATTGGTCAGGTATGTATCAACGGCGAAACCTGCCGCCATTGCTGTAACGGAAGCGTTGCCCGTATATGCGGAAACGCGCCCCGTGTCATCCTTGACGCACAACGTCTTGGCAACGGTGTCCATCCAAATGACGGACTGACCGGCTGACCCGGTTCCCGGTGCGCTCTGATTGTCTATGAGGAAGTCAGCCATCAGGTCATCCTCAGCCTGGCGGTTCCTGCCATCGTTGCCCGTTGCGTTCCGGTTAGCGTAAGACGCCTGCTCATCATCGAATAGCACTCGGTTGGAATCTCAAATGAGCCAGTAGCGCAAGGGAACACTGACGCACCAGCACCAGCGGCAACCCTGATTGCGGCGGTTGCGTGCGTGCCGCGAATGTCGTGCGCCACGGCGGAAGTGCAGTCGTCACGTATGGATGAATCAGCGATGCTGCCAGTAAGCCCGGCAGTAACTTGACCACTAAATCCAATGCCAACCTTGTATTGAAATCCGTATGGGTTTCCGAACGACACGCCAACGCCGCTATCTGCGTCTCCCAATGGAACAATCCACAGCCCAGTAGTGTTGGAATATCCCGTGCTGTTGTATGCACCAGCAACACCAGAGAAGTTGGAGGTTGATATTTCCGCTCCGGTAGCGCGTCCGGTTGATGTGTCTCTGCGCCCGTCAAAGGCACCACCTATTCCACTTCCCGTGCAAGAGCCTGTTACCCTGCCAACACCATTTACGCCAAGAGCGTCGTCTGCTCCTGCGGGAGAAGCAACGGTGGATGCACTTCGCGCATAACCCAATACCCCAACGGTCTGAACTTCGTTCAGCACGGTTCCCGATACAACAGAAACAATACCCGCCGCGTAATCTGGTGCCGCACCGGACAACCCGGAGAATGGCATTTGCATGACACGCGACACCTTCACAATCGGATTCTGCGTGGTGTCGGGGGATGCTGCCGTTCCCTTGCGTATATCCAGCAACTGCGCGGTAACGGTTGCCCACGTAGTTACGTTGTCGCCGCTCCCAATGGTTTCCTTGCCAGCGGAGCCACCAGGGATATTCAACTCGTCAACGACGAGCCGCTTAAACCGCTGATCGCGTGTCCTATACCGCATCGGTTTCCGTCCGTTTGTTCTCAGCCTGCACGCGCTGGCCTTCCAGCCCTAGCTGTGCGCGGTCCATCTGCAAGCCGCCCATCACATCAATGCGCTTTGTCTGTGCGTCGAACTGCTTAACCTTCACTTCCTCAACCTTGATCGGGTCAACGGGCGGCGGTTGTGGGGGCGGGCGAGGCGTGTTCTGCGGGTTAGTCCAGAATTCCTCCACGTTCTTAAAGCCAGCGTTCTCAACGAACTTGGTCAGCGTTGCGTAGACGTTCTGCGGCTGCACCAGCATCGGGCCGAATGGCGTAGCAGCCATGCTCATCTGCTGCTGGAATATGGCGAGAAGATGCTGCGCCTGCTGGTCCTTGTTTCCCGTGCCAAGCCCCACGTTAATGTTCATGTCGTATTGCGTGGACCAGCCGCGAGGGTCGTATTGCACGAACTCGTTACGCAGCCTGAACATCATCGGGCGCGACTGATACTTGGCGAGCATCAGCATAATGCCTTTGAATAGGGGCTTAAACCCGCACTCCGCGAAGATGCGGGCTATCAGTTCAATCTTCTCCTGCATCTTGTTCTGCGCCAGCACCGCCCCGCGAGCGGTCTTGTTCAACGAGTCAGCATCCAGCCCCTGCGTGAGATTGTTAGCGCCGGTCCTGTTCTGCCCCTGCTGGTCAATGTATTCCATCATCGGGAAGGTCTGATGCCCTACCCACGGCACAGTCTCGGCACGGACGGCATTGGGCGCGTATTCCCTGATAATCCTCCCCGGCCTGCTATTCAACAGGTCGTCAATGTTCGCCTGCACGCGACCATCAGCGGAAGCCAGAACAATGTGACCCTGGTTATTCGTGTGGAACAGGTTATCCACCATCGAGCGCCAGAGCGTTGACTTGAGTAATTGCAAGTCCATGACCATCTCGGCAACCGACATACCGAAGAACCGATGCGCGATGATGTTGGGCGTAATCGCTGCTATCTGCACGCCCTCGCACGGCTCGTTCTCAAACACCTTGTCACCGGCTCGGATGATGCGGCGGCGCTCGGCTATCCCATCGCCATCGAAGTCAACGAGGCAATACGTCTCGCGCACCCATACCGTGCGCTGCGATGGGTCGCTTGTGTTGTCCGACACCGGCTGGACAACGGAATCCTCGTTCAGCTTGCGACGTTCAACAGCTTCCGGCGACATTTCCACGTTCGTCGGAGCCGAACCCATCACCTCGTTATCTTCAAATACCCATCCCTGATCGCGGCACCAGGAAAGGGTCTTTTTGCACAGATGCTCCACGAACGGACAGTCATCGAGTATCAAGCTGTTCTGACTGCGCGATACCAGCAATTCCTCAGGCGGTATCGGCACGATGCACACCTTGCCAACCTCGTCCTTGAATTCAATTTGAATGTCGTAGACCATCGGCATCTGCATCTGGCCCAAGCCCACGGCAGCAGCCACACGCGGGTCTTGCTGCGCTAACGGGTCAGGGCGGGCCGACTGTCCAACGATGTTGATACCGGGCTTGTTAAGCAGGTATAACTGAATCTGCTCTATCGTCAGCCCCTCGTAACGCTCGCGCTTAACCTCAACCTTCTTCTCCCAATACCACTTGACCGCGCCGTTCTTCATGAGTAGCGCGTCTTTGAACCACGAATAGGTATTGAGAAAGCCCGGATTCTGCTTCCAGTAGACGTAATTGCAGGCGTCTGTGGCCTGCTCCGCGCCTTGTTGATCTTCCTTGTTCGTGCCTTCAAACTCTACGGACTTATCGGTGGATGCGAACACGCGGATAAGGGACGGTAGTATCCATTCCACGGTGTCAAACACTTCCGTGCTGACAACCTGCGAGCGCCCATCAACCTCGTTACCAAATGGCTCGGAGAAGTAGTATTTCAGCGCCAGTCCACGCTCGGCACTCAACTGCCCGCCCCACACGTAGCCGAGAGCGTCCGTCTCCGACTGGTCTAGGAAGTTCAGCAACTCGCGCTCGCTCATCGGAGAGCGGTCAAGCGAGCCTGATTCCGTCATCACGGCTTCGGTTTCGTATAGGTATTGACCGTCAGGCATCACACCATCCCCAGGTTGGGATACTTAATCTCTTGCTTCTTCTGCGGCTCCTCATACGCCACGCACATCAGCCCGAAGGCATCAGCGCCGTGGCTAGACCAGTCATGCTCAGGCCCAAGCCCCAAGTTCCTATGCTCGTCCATGCGTTCGTGATACCAGCCTAGAGCATCGCGCCCCGCCTCAGTGGTCGCCTCGTTGAACCAGATGTTCGGGAAGCGTCTGCGGGCAGCCTCAACGCGGGACTTGGCTGCGCCTTTGCCTTGATTCGGCACAACCGTTGCGTTAAATCCTGCCGCCTTCAACGCGCTTTCAAACGATACGTCATACACCTTGTCGTGCGTTGACCCATCGTGCGGGAGCCAAATGTCGGCGCGTTCGTATTTCTTCTCGCGCAGCCATGCGATATGCGTTGCTAGCGGCTGGCCTACAGCTTCGTAGTAGTCCAGGACACGTATTTCCTTGCCGATGAACTGCACAATCCACCAGCAAAAGGCGTCTGCTTTAGCGCCTGTTCCGCCAATGTCCGCGTAGGCCCGCAACGTCATTAGCGGGTCAATGCCAACCTTGCCGATGCGCCCCTCTTTTCGCGCATCCTCCAAGTGCTTTGCGTAGTAAGCGCCGGATAGCACGGTAGCGTAGCCGCCCTGCCAGATATGCTCGTATTGATCTGGAGAGATTCTAAGACAATCCTTGCGCTCTTGCTCAAGGTCGGGCGGAAAGAACGGGTTGTCTGACCAGTTCGCCTTAACCACGAGCGCACCTGTTGGCTTAAGGTCGCCGCGCAACAGAACATCTATCGCGTCCGTCTTGCGCCGTGGATTCCAGCCGAACCACAACTCAGAACCGCCAGCGCGTAT